TGCTCCTTTAGATTCTTTATAAGGAATATCCAATATTTTAAATCTCTTATCTTCTTTATATTTGCTTAAATTTTGTTCATTAGAATGTTGCCATGCTATTCCAAATACTAAATTTTCTGGAAACTTGGCCTTAGAAATACAATCTTCTATAGTAGGTATCAATTCAGTGTCTCTATAAGAAGCAATTTGTACAAAAATACTATTCATACTATTATATATATCTACAGTATCAAATTTTGTCAATATAATTTGTCTAGATATTTTGAGTTTTATATCTAAATATTAGATACTACAATGGCATCAACGAAAGCATATACTATAACAACCGAAGGCACTTGGCCTAACGAAAAATATGTTGTTGGTTTAGATGGAAATTTGATTGATCCTGCTTTACATTCAATTCCAGCATATAATTATTTCAGATTTAATAACTCTATAGATGTTCCTATAAACTATTATAATTCATATGATTATTTAAATTCTGCTCCAGTCTTTGATACTCAAGGTCTTAATGCGATTGATACAACTGCATCTACGTCTTTAGTTTGGAATGTATCTTCCGAAAGAAGATTATTTAATATAGGAAATACATTTAATACGTTAGCCATAGATATAGCACCTGGTAGTAATATTTCAAACAAATATTATTGCTATTATATAAATCCTAAAAGATTATTATTAAAACCAACATCTAAACCAACATTTAATGGTACTAATTGGACATTAAATACAGAAACAGTTTTAAAAGACGAATATACTAGATTTTATCTATCATCTGCTTCTGATGTTTCTGGAGCACTTGAAATTAGAAAAGAAAATGTATCAAAGCCCACTACAAGTTCTTTACCAATTAACAACTATTCAATTGTTTACAATATGTCTAGTTGTAGAATGAGAAATAACATACCAGTTATTTCATTTACTCCTACAAACAATCCTATATTTTTATCTACTGTATTAGAACCATCACCAAGTACTTCTGTAGATAAATCAAGAATTAGACCAGATAGTACATTTGTAACATATAGCGTAATTTTTTATGCAGACTATGGTCCTTCAAATGGTGGTATAAAAATGGGAAATTTAGGACAAGAACGATTTGATAATGTTGCAACATATGGTTCATTACCAACACTAAAATCTTCTTATATAATGACCGATAAATTTCCTGTAGATTTATCAACAAAAACACAAAACGATAAACAAATATTTCAATTATTACAAATAAAAAACGACAGTAGTCTTTCGGATCTTTCAGATACAAAATATTGCGTATTATGTGCTACTTTTAATTTATCAGATAGTAATTTTACGTATTTAAGCAAAAATTATTTTACAGGAACTACTATAGTAAATACCATCACGGGTTTACCTGATACTAACATAGGAGTTAGTTATATAGCAGATTGTCCAACGTTACAATTTACACAAGAAAAGTGGCAAGATACTGTTAATTCCGTAACAACTCCATTAGGAGTTCCCCTCACGGGATCTAGTTCTACACATTCTAGTATAGATTGGGTGACTAAATATCCTCCACATTACTACTCATACAAAGCATCGTTAAAAGATGATAATGATCCATCACAATCATTGATGGAAACTTCGGACTTAACTTTCTTTTTAAGATCTCCTATAATTTCTCAAGAATATACTCCTAAAGGATGGAATTATTCTGCTACACTTTCTACATATATAGGTTCTGATCATGATTTTGTTACATATGATCTTTCATTTGGTGCTCCCGATGATTATATAAAATTTACTCCAAGTCTAGATGCATCGAATGTTATATTAGATGATGTTTATGCTTATTACGGATCTTCTTTAAATATTCCATATGATTTAAAATCATCTCCTTGGATAAAGGCATCTGATGCAAATCAATTAAAAATATCTTATCCCTTTGAAAAACATGGTGAAATTGAATTTACAATCCTTTCTACTCTTTCTAGTTTTGCAGGAATTTTAGACTCATTTGAAAAAACAAATATTAAATTAGCCATAGGTCAGCCTCCTAATAATAGTGGACAACCAATTTTTATTTCAAAGATATTTGAAGTTGCTGATAGACTAGAAGCAGATTCATCATTCTTAGTTAATGATACGTCTTGGCCAACAAGAGATCTAAATGGTTCTAATATTTCTTGGTTTGTAGAACCAATAAATTCTACCACAAGCATAAATGCTGTTGATTTAAATGGAAAGTATTTACAATCAATAACTCCGGGACAATCTATTTTATTCAACTCTAATACACAAACAGTTGCCGTTTCTGGATATGGTCCACAAACTATAGTATTAACTCTTTCATCACAGAAATATAATGAAACTACAAGCGTGTCATCAGTTTCTTCGCTTTTCGATTACTTTTCAGAAGGATATTTGTTAGTTGGTTCTCCTAATGGAGTTAACAATCTTAATAAAACAAGATCTTTATATTTAACTGCTGCTGTTCCTTATAAGGGAAGACAATATGATATTCCACAAAGCGGTAAAATATGTTGGACTTGGTCTTACAATGGTCAAACATATGATACTTCTCCAGTTTCTGCTTATTATATAGCAGACAATACTCCATATGTATTTGGTACAGACGATTCTAATATAGTATTGAGTTCTATTTATTTTGAAATAGAACCTCCATATAATACTGTACCTAATTTAAATAACTTTGATGTTCTTGCGAGTATTGACACACCAAAAGGATTAATAGATGGAACATATAATATATTATTAGATGATTTTCCTAATCCATCTATTTTTAATACAGATTTCTTAACATATTATAGCAGTTTTGATAACTATACTACTGTTTATAATCCATTAGTATCTAATGATATATCAAATACAAGATTAACTAAAAACGTAATTACAAGACCTAATAATAATACAAATGCATTTAATTTATATAGTCATAGTGATGTTATACCAAGATTTGCATCAACTTCTACTATAATATGGAATGTTTCTAGTACAGACAATGATTTATATGATGTTAATAACACTAACACTATTTCATACACAAAAAATAAAAAATCAGATACAATAATATCATTAAGTGCCTTAAATGCTATTGTACCTGGTTGGACGTTTCCTCATAACATTAAAAGTGAATTATCAATTCATATATTAGATGAAAATGAATTTAATAAAAATTTAGAATTTATAAGCATACCAGAATATTTTTGGAATAGTGGTAGGTATGCAACAGTTTCAGATACGAGCAACTTCACACAAATACAATCTTCAAATAAATTTGGAACATTTGGTAATAAAAAATCAAATAGTCAAACTTATTATCTATCTACAAATAAACCATATTCAAATGATTTGATATATACAATGGGCATATCATCTCCATTTACAATATTTGATGGCGTTACTTCTAGTTATGAACTTATAGACATTCCATATAGAACTGAAATGTTTACTTCTAGTGGATTATATATATCAGTATTTGCATATGATACTCTATATTACCCAAGAAAAATGGGTCCAACGTATAAAATACCAGATTCTGGTTCTTTAGTAACGAAGTCTTTTAATATAAAGGCAGAAACACTATCAAATAGTTCAAATTTATTACGAAATACATTAAAACTTAAAGATTATACTGATATAACATTTTCATTTTATCCTTTAGCAACTTCTATAAATGTTGATACTGATAGAACAATTTCTATAACACAAAAAATAAGCACAAATCCTTTAGAATCACCAGTTCAAGTTGATTATGGAACAATAACATATACACTTTCAACATATTTTTGGAAAGAACAAAAAGTTGTTCCTGCCGTAGATGGAACCTTTAATTTATTTAATATAAACATTGGTGATAAATTTAAAACATTAACAGTAGATAATAGAAATAATACTATGGTTTTACAAGCATCTGCAAATGTTTATAAAAAAGTACCATCATCTACCTTTAATGATTATGCAAATAATCAATATACAAACGAAAGAGATTTATGGAATTCTGTTAATCAAATAACACCATTTATTTCATCAGTTAATATAAAAACCAATAGTGATGTTGCTATTCCTTCTATTTTCATATCAACTGCATATACACTAACCGGATCTAATATATTCATACAATTCGATACACCAGAATATCAAACAAATAAAATTGTTGCATATATGGCAAATTTCGGAGAAGCAAATTCATATAAAATACTTTCATATGATTCTACTTTATTTTATAACTATAAAAACTCAGGAACTTATTATATATCATATAGTGCATTGTTTAAAGATGGTTCATACTTAGAATTTAAAAATCCAAATCCAATAATTGTAAAAGATAGTTGGGAAGTTTATGATCCAAATGCTTTAAGATTTGTAGAAGAAACTATACTATCTCTTCCTTATTCAAATGATCAAGTATTGATACAACCCAATGAATGGGGAGATGAGGACATATTCAATTCAACAATTTCTAGATTAAGTGATAATTTGGATTATTTAATATCTAATGTACAAACACTAGATACCAAATCTCCTACATTACTTTTTGGTTGGTTAGGAACGAATCCAAATTATCTAGCTAATGGTATTAGATGGTATACTAAAGACACAGATTCATTTATATACGATGCACCAGAGTTTTCTGTTTCTCAAGGAAGTTCTTATTTCTCAAACATAAAAGATGCATCAGAAGTAAATGATCGTATGTTTATTTTAGAGGGAAATACCTTCAAAGCTCTTTCTTCTACATATTTTGCACCAGATATTAATTTAAATGGTACAGATGATCTTAAAACTACTCTATTAAATCCTGTTTCATTGGAAATGAATGAAGATGGAACTGTTGCTTACATAGTAGATCCTCCTAATAATAAAGTTTATAGATTTGATTTACAATTTTCTACTACACCTCCAGAGTTAAATTACAGTATAAATATCGGTGGATTAGGAACTTCATTTGATAATAATAAATTCAATTCTCCTTCAGAAATATCATATGCTTCAGGAAGATTATATGTATTAGATTATAATAATGATTGTATTAAACAATATAATTCACTGTTAAATTGGAGATATACATATAGAAATCCTATTTTTGAAGTAGAACAACCAATTACAATAGCAGCACATCCTAAATTTAATATGTTGTATGTGTTAACAGATAATAAAATTATATATATTTTTGATGATTTATCATCTGATTATATAGCATCATTCAACATAAAGGAAGTAGTTGGAGATGTAATAAAAATGTCTTTTGATGAATCTGGGGATTTTATATACATACTAACTACTAATAATGTTTACAAATACTCTCCTTCTGGATATTATATTACTACTTTAATACTATCAAAATCTATTTTAAATTTTGTGAGCATTAAAAAAGCTAGTAATCGTTCTATGCTTTTAATAACAAAAAACAGTGTAATAAAAATACAAGATATTCTATCTGTTTATAGGATAGGTGGAGGAATTCATTCCGAGTATTGGTCAAAAGATCAATTATTGATAGATAGAAATGAGTTTTCATCTGATATCAATTATAATAGAAGTTTAATAAGAATGGGGCAAAATATTAAAACATTTAGAAAAACTTTAAATTATAAATTGGTATTGGCTACAGAACAAACGAGCAATGGTATTGTTACATATTTTGCAAAAGCACCTATATCATACACCGAACTTCCAATGTTTGATGATACTATAGAGTTAGATTCTATAGGAGTAGGTATAAATGAATTACATGTTCCTCAGACAATTAATAAAGAATTAATAAAACTCCAAAATGCTTTAATGAGTTTAAAAGATTTTTTAGATATTAAACAATTGACGTTAGAAAACTCTAAACTTTTAGATAAATGTGGAGGCGAATTTTGTTGGTCATGGGGTGCTATGAGTTGTTATAATTTTAAATTACCAGTAATTCGTATTTGTAACATAAATCCAATTACATATGAAGAATTAGAAAATAATTCTATTACTGTTTATGCTCCCAATAAAAGTTGGAATTTAGCAACTTCTGATTGTTGTAGTAAAGTACCAACGCCATTTACCGGATTAAACTGTTCATTTTAATAAAATATTAAGATGTATAATATAAGTATTTGTAAGTTCAAAAAAGTGACCTATAAAATAGGTTCCAATATAAATATTGTGACTTGAGAATAATATGAGTAATAGATTTCATTCAAAATGGCATAGACGTAATCACCATACCTACGGTAATGGTAGCAATCCAGATGCAGGGCATGATCCAATAGCTAGTCAACAGCAACCCTTTCTTGGGGAATTTGTTTTATCTGGCTCTTTAAGTGCAGTTGCACCTTTAAGTGCATATGCTGCTTTTTTATACACAGATAATACAGCACTTTGTGCATATGCTGGAATCAGGGGAGCATTGATACATAGTGAAGGATATTTGGGTGCTGAGATTTGGAGTACCAAATCTACTGCTATTTCTTCATATGCTCCAAAAGTTTCAATAGAAGCAGCATCTCCAATGAGGGCATTGAGTGCTTTTGGTGGTTATATTGCGGGTGAATTTTACTCAAGCATAAGAGCAATATCTGCAAATGCACAATTTGTTGGTATTGATGTTTATAGTCCTAGAAGAGCATTATCCGCACTTGGAGGACAAATTGCCTTAGAAGCAGTTTCTCCAATGAGAGCATTGAGTGCTTTTGGTGGTTATGTGGGATTAGACGTTTATTCAAATTCAAGAGCTATTTCTGCTTATGGACAAATCGTTGGTGGAGAATTTTATAGTCCAAGAAGAGCATTATCCGCATATGGTGGACAAATTGGAATAGAAACATTTTCTCCAAATTGGGGATTATCAGCATGGGGTGGATATGTAGGAATTGAATCATATTCAAATAACAGAGCGGTATCTGCTTATGGACAAATCGTTGGTGGAGAATTTTATAGTCCAAGAAGAGCATTATCCGCATGGGGTGGAACTGTTGGATTAGACGTTTCCTCACCTTATTGGGGTGTTAGTGCTTATGGTGGATTGATGGCCATTGGTGCATATTCTGATAATGTTGCATTGTCTGGTTATGGTGCATTAACTGGTCTTAAAATCGAAGGTGGAACTGTTGGTGGTATGTTTCATAGTCCATTCATATCACTTTCAACTGGTGGTGGTGGAATAAATGTATTTAATAGTAGAACAGGAATATACAAAACACCAGAAGATTATTACGGACTTTCACAAAGAGGACAAGTAGTTCTTGATGTTGGTGGTGATGTTTGGATTAACGGAAGCACTACTATAACAGGAGATCTTTCTGCATTAGGAAGTATTTCATATCTTGATACTAAGGTTCAAATAACAAGTTCATTACTTGTTAATAATGCTGGTACAGATGCAGCAACTACAATAATTCAAACAGGTGCTCAACCAATTTTACAATGTTTTGATCAAGATATCGATGCTCCTCATACAAAAGCAGCTTTGATGGTTGATGGTGCATCTAATGGATGGATTGGCTTTGGTGTTAATACACCTACTGCTCCATTTAATATTGTTAAAGACAATAGTGCTTCTGAATTAGGAAGTTCCGATCAACCACATGTTAGAATATATGATGGAACTACTAATAAAATTATTATTGGTACATATGGAACTAATAATAGCGGATCCAATCCAGGTGCTGCAACAAATCCATATATAGGAACAGAAAATGCAGCACCATTTGACATTTATACAAATAATCAACAAAGAATATCCGTGTTATCAAATGGAAATGTTGGAGTAAATGCTACAACACCAACTGCTAAAATGGCAATATTAGGAGATAGTAACGGAACAACTGCATTATCTGCATGGGGATCTGCTTACGGTGCTATTATTGCTGGTGGAATTACAAACATAAATTATGATGGTGGTGGTTCTACATACATTAATACAAACAATACAGTTGCAACTAATGTTGGTATTGGAAATACTTCAACTACATTAACTACTCTTGGAGTTACTACGATTAATAATAATGCAGGAACAAATACAACAGATATAGCAACTGGAACAACTACTGGTACCGTAAACATAGCAACAGGACAAGGTAGTATTAATGTTGGTAATAATACTGTTGGTGTTACTACAACTCTAAACGGTGCTACCATAAATGTAAATGGAACAAGTGTTAATATAGGAACGGCATCCACATCAACTTTAAATATTGGAACTCAAACTGGTTTAGCAACGACACAAGGAAATAGTACTGGTAATCATACATTAAATAGTAACAACTTAACTGCTCCTAATCAAGTTGTTGGTTCAGACTCTTCTGTTTTAACAAGATCTGCTGGAGATACTAGATATCGTCCAACCGTATATAATAATACATTATCTTCTGCTAACAGTACAACAACACTAGCAAATACTGTTGGTGGTATAACATTGGAAGCTAATACTACATATGAGGTAACAGCAGTTGCCGTTATAGGTGTAGTTGGAAACTTCCCTGGCTCTCCGTCTAGTCCAGATATAGGAAGCAAGGTTGCATTTGAAGGTGATGGTACATTGACATTTGTACATTATTTTATGGATGAAATGTCTTATACCTCTACATCTCCAACATCTCCAACAAATACAACATATTCGGGTGCTCCTAATAGTTCTAGTATGTCAGCAAATACTACTACTATAACATCATCCTCTGGAGCAACAAATTATCATAGAAGAAGAATGACATTGAGAACAGGAACAGGAGGAACTCTTTATTTGAAAAATGCTGTTAAAACGGCAGGTGGAACTAATAATTCAACTCCAACAACTGGTTCTTTCATCTTTGCTAGAAAAATAGTATAAAATACTATCTATTTTAATATTTTTCATTAAATATTACTAATGAATTCTAAAACACTTTTTGTTAATGCCTTACCGAGTGTGGGATTTACGTCTACAGCACCGTTTGAATTGACATTAAATCCGTCTGCATTAAATCCATTTTCAAAAATATATAAAATAGAATATGATTTTGGAGATGGATTTATATTTGAACAAAAATTGACTTTAGATTCTAATAAAATTACTAATTCTGTTACACATGTTTATCATTTAACAAGTAGTTTTATTGGAACATTTAATGTTAATGTTAAAACATATTTAATAAACAAAGCACTTCCGGTTTCATATGGATTTACTTTGAGATTAAATGCACCTACGCTAGAATCAATATCTAATCCAAATACAGCAGTACCAGCACTTTTAGATGAACTCCATTTAATAGGATCTAGGATGTTTGGATTTAATAATGAATTAGTTTATATTTTTGAAAGCATAAATCCAAATTATACTTTACCAGTATCTGTGATATGGAACGATAAAAAAGATATTACAATAACAACAACAAATAAAGAACTATCATTCTTTGAAATTGTAGAACAAGGTGTTGGTAATCGTCCGTATAAATTATTGGCTCCTTTTGAAAATGAAGTAGTTACTAGCATAGATACAGATTCTCATATAATTTCTGTTAATTTTGGAGATTCTGCTTCTGCCTACAATAATCCAGACGATATCTATATAACAAACGTATCACCTCCGATACTTATTTTAACTCCTACAGCAACTCCTACAGCAACTCCTACAGCAACACCTACAGCAACAATTACTCCTACACCTACTCCTACACCTACTCCTACAGCAACACTTACACTACCAAATTCAACACACACACCTACTCCAACACCTACAGCAACACCTACTCCTACAGAAACATCTACAGCCACACCCACATCAACACCTACAAATAGTGGAAATTTTTTCGTATCATGGGTATTAGATCAAGACAGTCAAGACAGTCAAGACAGTCAAACATATTTTTAATAAATACAAAGGTTAGTGTATAAATATTACCAATACCATGTCAAATATAAATATAGTAAATCCAAGTAAAATAACAACATCTACTAAGCATTTTCATTCCCCTTATGTGGATCTTTATATTCCGATTTTAAATAATCCTCATGGAAGTAATAAACAACTTTTTGTTTCTACCTTATTTGCATCTGATGTTGGAACTTATAATAAATGTTATAAAACAACTACATATGACGATTTAATCAGAATACCTTTACAAAGAGTTGCGACATCAGATGCAACTGGTAACTATCTTTCTAACTTTATAGATAAAAACGCAGGATTTTATATAGATCAAGGAGAGTCTTTGATATTATATGTTAAAAAAGGAACTTATGGTTATATAACCTTCGTAGAATTATTTTCAAATGAAAATACAACAACTACTACTACACCTATTATTTCAACATGGTCGGATTCTGTAAATACTCATGAAGTTGTCGTGGATAATCGTAATACTATTGTTTTTGATAAAAAAATAGTATATGGACAAGGCATTTTTATTAGTTATTTGAATAATATTCTTCATAGTCCTAAATCTAATGCTTCGCAAGAAGAAATATTTGAAGAAATTTCATATAGTTATGATGGTATATCATGGAAAGGAATTTATCTTAACATACCAAAACCACCAAGTGATACTCGTACATTTATATCCAACATGACACATGGAGGAGGAAAATTTGTTGCTATCACTCATTATTGGAACGGAGTTGGTATGTACGCACTGGTTAGTACCGATGGTGGAATTTCATGGAAACGTTATGTAATTAATAAAGAAACAAACTCATTGTCACCAAACTATATTCCAAATATGTCAACTATGTGTATGACATATGGTAATGGAAGATTTGTTATGATAGGAAAAGTTGGGAATAATAATTACTCAATATATAGTGATGATGGGATAAATTGGTCAAGAGGGAGTTTCCCAACTTTTGTGTTTGATTTTCATGATATGACATATGGTAATGGAAAATTTGTAGCTGTTTACAAACACAACAATTTTAATCAACAAGGGGTAATTTATAGTACTGATGGTATTACATGGAGTTCATCTAATTTGGTGTCATTACCAATGACACCAAATTATACTAAGGATGTTGATAATAATAAAAGAAAATTAACATATGGAAATGGAATTTTTGTTTGTATTGGAGATAAAGATAAAGTATTTTATAGTAGTGATGCCATAACATGGAATACTTCAAGTTTACCAGTATACAAAACTATTGATACTAAAGTAAATGATATTACTTGGAATTCAATATCATATGGAGATGGATATTTCTTTGCTATTAAGGGTTATTCATCCTTTGCAGCATATAGTACTGATGGAATAACATGGAACACAAGTAAATTACCAACTAATCCTTATTGGTCTTCACTAGAATATGGAAATGGAAAATTTGTTGCCGTTTCAAAAGATAGCGGAAACGTTGCATATATTCAAACGGGTGTTTCTGCTCCAGTTCCTACACCAACTCCTACCCATACACCAACACCAACAATTACACAAACCCCATTGGCATATTCAACATTGCCTACCACTCTCGACGCTAATAATGTAGTAAGAATTGGAAATTATTCTTCAATAACATATGGTGGTGGAAAATTTGTTTCTATTATGAAAGGGGATGTTAACATTAATCAAATTAAAACAGCAGCATATAGCAATGATGGAATAACTTGGAATTCCTCTACTTTACCTTTTCATGGAAACTGGAATTCAGTAACATATGGTAATGGAACTTTTGTTGCATCTGCGAATTTTAGCTTCAGTGGTGGAAATTATGGAGGAATTAACAGATTAATTTATAGTACTGATGGAATAAATTGGAATCAAAGTTCTAGTAATAATACTACTGATGCAAATTGGACTTCAATAACATATGGTAATGGAACTTTTGTTGCGGTTTCTAATTCTAATTCTCCCTGGGGAGGTGCAATCTATAGTACTGATGGAATCAATTGGACTAGATCTTCAACAACTGGTGGTCTTGTTTCAGTTGCATATGGGAATGGAAAATTTGTAGCTATTAGTCAATATAACGGTGTGCTTATCAGTACAAATGCAATAAATTGGACAGCAACTATCCCTAGTGGTTGGAATAGACCCAATAACACAACATATTATAAAAATATTGTATACGGAGGAGGAAAATTTGTTGTTAATTTTTATGCTAATGATGCTTTTAATAACACAATAAAAGTTAGTGATGATGGGATAAATTGGACTACTGCTACGATATCTAATATTTTAAATCAAGGCATAAAAAGCATCATATATGATGGTCAAAAATTTATTGCTTCTAATAATAAAAAAATTTATTATAGTTTTAATGCTATATCTTGGACATATTATCCTGATGTTTTATTACCATTTGATGTTTCAGATGTTATTGGTGCAAACGGAATGGTGTATGCAGATGGAAAATATGTTTGTATTTCAAGTAACTTCACATGTTATTTTGAACTACCAAATCTTATAGATGTATCAACACCAACAGCTACACCAACAGCTACGCCTACACCTACACCTACACCTACAGCTACAAATACAGCTACAACAGTTACGCCTACATCTACACCAACAGCTACACCAACAGTTACGCCTACAGCTACACCAACAGCTACATCAACAGCTACACCTACTTATGAAATGTGGAGTTCTAGTAATTTAATAGAGTCTTCTGCATGGACATCAGTAGCATTTGGAAATAATAAATTTGTTGCTGTTTCCTATGATTCGAATAAAGTATTAAATAGTACTGATGGTGTAACATGGAGTAGCAGCACATTACCCGTTGGTAGTGTTTGGGCTTCAGTAGCATTTGGAAATAATAAATTTGTTGCTATTTCCTATGATTCGAATCAAGCAGCATATAGTACTGATGGTATATCATGGACTGTTTCTGCATTACCAGCATCACTTTCTAATGTTATGACTTCAATAACATATGGTGGTGGAAAATTTGTTGCGATTTCAACGTTTACCGATGAAGCAGTATATAGTACCGATGATGGTGTCACTTGGACTGCTTTTACAATGCCAGATGGGATAGGATACAATTCAATAGCATACAGTGGAACTAGATTTGTTGCTATTGGAGGTATTAATTCAACAGCATATAGTACTGATGGTGTTTCTTGGAGTATAGGTGCATTACCTAATAATGATAGCTTGTACTCTAAAATAGCATATGGAAATGGTAAATTTGTTGCCTTTCCCGATGCTATTACGAATAAATTCGCATACAGTACCAATGGTATATCATGGACTATTGATATATTACCATATGCACTTGAATGGACTTCTATAGTATACGGAGGAACTCGCTTCATTGCTGTTGGTGTTGATGATGCATCAATATATAGTACTAATGGTATAACATGGAATACTGCATTATTACCATCTAATTCTGCTTGGAGTTCGGTAGCATATGGTAATGGTAAATTCGTTGCCGTTGCAATTGCAAGTAATAACGGAGCATACCTTTTAGAATAATTAATGTATAGATTAATTATTTTTAATTTATGTTATAACTCAATATGAGTGAATATTATAATAAACAATATATAGGAGAACTTTGGTTAAAAGATTCTGAAGGAAATATCGTTTCTGGAAGTGATGCATTGACTAATGTATATGCCAAATATATAAACATAAATTCTTCATTTTACAATGAACTAACTTCAAATAGAATAATAACATATGATGTTGTTTATGATACTATTTTTGTAGAAACTCAATATGGTTATATTTTTGAAAAAATTTATAAAGATGATTTAGGTGTTATACAACCATTTAATAAACTAAATTTATTAAATGTTACAAAATCTACAAAAGTAGATTATTGGTTTGATGAAAGTTTAAATAAAATTTATTTTACAGATTTGTATTATTATGATGATTTTAATAGACCATCAAATCCTAACTATTTTGAATTTATTTTGACATTCAATTCATTTGATTGTCATTATGGAACAATTAAAAAAGAATTAATAAATAATATAAAAATAGGATTCAGTTCTAATGTGGATTGGAACGAACTTGCGTTTACAATGGAGAATCCTAAATTAACTTATAATAAAGACACAAAAACATTTAACATATCATTTATTCTTAGAAATTCTAAGAATACGCTTGGTATAGTTAGTTTGAATATTGCAGATGGAGACGTTCATAAAATTTCAGAAGTTAATGGATTTCTTCCATATTTTACGTTAGATTATGCTAATTCTGAAGTAATTGATTTGTTAACTATTCCAGCAAATACACAAAACACTAAAGAAAAGTTTCTATATTCTTTACTTGGTGAACTTTTATTAACATTCGAAGATGAAATTATAACAGAAATATAATTTAATATTATAAATATAAATATACAAAAAGAATGACAACAAAAACATTTGCTAATTTTGAAACTAGATCTCCTATTTTATTAGGAGATTTTCTTGTTGGTTATAAAGATGATGCATCAAAAGAGATTAAAGTAAATTTTATTAGTTTAGTACAAACTATAAGTTCTTTAATTGTTTCTGAAAATTGGGATTCTGTTTATAGTTCAGTAGTTAATACCTCTGGCAACTGGGATTCTGTTTATAGTTCAGTAGTTAATACCTCTGGCAACTGGGATTCTGTTTATAGTTCAGTTAAAGACACATCGAGCAATTGGGATTCTACTTATACAACAGTTTTAACAGAATCTGCATCATGGGTTATTGATAACTCAATCGATACCGAAGTTAGATCACTAACATCAAACTGGGAAACTACGTATAACACCGTTAATACAAATTCTACAGATTGGGATTCTGCTTATAGTACAATTTTAACATATACTCCAACAAATTGGACTGACACATATACCAATGTACAATCAAATAGTGCATCATATGTAACACATACAATCCTACAGAGTAATTATTTACCGTTAAGCGGAGGAGTTATATCAACAAATTTATCTGTTAGTGGTGATTATTTTAATAGTGAAGCTCTAACAGTTTTTGGAAACATAAGTGCTTCTGGTAGTGTATATGGAAACTCTTTGTCTTTAGAAGCAGATGTAGAACAACCAGTTAAATTTTTAAAATCATCATCAGCATTATCATTAAATCCTGGAGTAGATTTGGGAGTTCTTAGATGGGAATCGGGAACTAATGCTGGAACCTTAAAATTGGTTGCATACGCAGGAACTTCTACTACAGGAGTTACCGTAATAGATAATGTTGGAAGTGGAAACACTTAACACTTAAATCAGTTGTATATAGTTTATATATAACCTAAAATAATAGTTGACAATTAGTGTTTGATAAAAGATAATATATTACTAAATATATTATAATATCATGCCAGAATTTAAACAATCAAATACTAGTTCTCAAAACTCAAATTCTAGTTTTGTTTCTCAAATACTACAAAAACTCCCATATGTTGCTGGTGCAATCACAACAGATGTTAGTAACGACAAGTATGAATTATTTGATCGTCTAGCAAAAAGACAAGAGTTAAAAATCATGCAACAATCGGTTATAACAGGACCGCATATGCGTGATTCTGAGTATTATAATCCCGGTAGTTTTGTTTCTGATCATGCTTATCACAAATATATATATGCAAATATAGATAGTGATAAAATTCGTCGTTTATCAGAATATAGAAGAATGTCTTCATATTCTGAAATATCTGATGCTCTCAACGAAATTTGTGATGAAGTTATAGTAAAAGACGAAAATGATAAAGTTATAAATTTAAACTTTACATTGAATTGTAGCAAAAACGATGAAGAAAAAAACGAATTATCAAAAGAATTTTCAAAATTTATAAGCATATTTGATTTAGAACATAAGGGATGGATGTATGCTAGGAGATTGTTAGTAGAAGGTGAAGTATTTTTTGAAAATGTTGTCCACGAAGAAAATAAAGAAAGAGGAATCATTGGCGTTTTAAGCATACCCGGAGAATTAATAAATCCTGTTTATGATAGTATTCAAAACAATGTTATTGAAAACTTTGTTTTTCAAAAACCTATAAATTTAACACAAAATCCATCATCTCCCCTTTCTCAGATGCAAAGCAATATAAGTCCTATGAATTCTTTGCAACAACAGATTGTAACTCTTCAAGGAAATCAAGTAACTTATATCCACAATAGTATGTGGAACGATGATCAAACAATTAGAATTCCATTTATAGAAAATTGTAGAAGATCATACAAACAATTATCATTATTAGAAGACTCTATTATCATATACAGAATGGTAAGAGCACCAGAACGTCTTAAATTCAAAATAGATGTCGGAAATATGCCTCCTGCTAAAGCAGAATCATATCTCAAACAATTAATGCAACAATATTGGAGTAAACAGACTTATAATTCTAATGCAGATACTAGTGGTGCAGGAAACACTTATAATCCACAATCCATGTTGGATAGTTATTGGTTTGCAAAAAGAAATGGTGAGGTTGGATCTGATGTTGAATTAATGGCTGGTGGTCAAAACTTAGGACAGTTGGATGATTTGATGTATTTTGTAAATAAATTATACAAAAGTCTTGGTGTTCCTCTTAGTCGTTTAAATCCAAATGAATCTTTTAGAGATGGTGCTGAAATATTAAGAGAAGAACTAAGATTTGCAAAATTAATAGTTAGAATACAAAATCAAATCGCAGAAGGTCTTAAAAATTCTTTTATAACACATTTAAAATTAAGAGGATGGTGGAGAGAATTTAAACTACATGAATATGATTTTGATTTAAATTTCAATCCTCCTGCTAGTTTCTTTGCTATTCGTCAACAGCAATTATTAGAATTAAAACTTAAAAATTATTCTGATATGAGTCAGAATGATGGAATATCTAATATTTTTGCTCAACGTCATTATCTTGAATATTCCGATTCTAAAATTGGAGAAAACATGGAATGGCTTAAAAAGGAAGCTGCTCTTAAATGGGAACTTGCTCAAATCGAAGGAAGTGGTCCTAACTGGAGAGAACAATTAGAGGCTGCGACTAGTGCTGCTACCGAGATGCAAGGATCTGGTGGAGGTGGTGGAGGCTTCTCAGGATCTTCAATTCCAGAATTCGGTGGTGGAGGTGGTGGAGGTGCAGAAGAAGCACCAGAAGCAGGAGCATCACCAGAAGCAGGAGCATCACCAGAAGCAACAGGGGAAGCACCAGAAACACCAACAGCACCAGAAGCAAAATCGGCTCCTGCGGAAGCATAATATAAAAATATATGAATTATGATTTTTCAATACATACTAGTGGAGATACTTGGTTAGGAGTAAATAGCATAACTATTAAATCTAGTGGTGTTCCTGTAGATTTAACGGATTGTATAGTTATTATAAAAGTAAAATCTATATTACATTTAGCATCTCCTGTTTTTTTTGAATTTTCATCAGAAGTTGGAACAATTTTGATAACATCACCAACACAAGGGGTTTTGTCTATACCTCCTCAAATAGTTGATATACCTCCAGGAGAATATCGATATGATTTAAATGTAGAATTTCCAACAGGAATTAAAAAAACATATTTGAAAGGTGATTGGGAAATATCTCCTTTTGCAGTAGACGATACTATAAGAAACGATTCTATAGACTTTGATGATAATTCAGTGAATTTAAATGCTTATTATCAACTACTTAATAATATAAATTCATATATTCTACCTCTAACTGCTAAATGGCAAGAAACCGCAGATGAAATGGATAATTATGTTCAACCACTAACAGCTAAATGGATTGAAACCGCACAAGAAATGGATACATTGCAAGTTGCACCTACTGGTCATTGGCAAGATGTTTATGAGTATATTGACAGAGGCGTAGTTGATGCTGGATTTTTTTAATACGTATTAAAAAAAAAATTAAATTTGTTATTTATTTAATATAAGTATTAATGCAGTTTAATCCTTATTATGTCACAAATAAATACAATCTTAATCAAACGTCGTTTGGGCTCTAGCCCAAATACATCAATACCATCTTTATCTGGTGGTGAACTCGCATTCAGCGAAAAAAACAACACACTCTACTATGGTGGAGAATTCGGAACATTAGCAATAGCTGGTTCCGGTGCATTTGTTAGTCTTAATGGAGATCAAACAATATCTGGTAACAAAACCCTTTTAGGAACTACCACATTATCTTCAATTACAGTTTCACCTGATTCATTAATTGATTTTGGTAATAATGTTCTTACTAATGTTGCCTACCCAAGTGCAGCAGATCATGCAGCAAATAAACAATATGTTGATGATAACTACATACCAGTAACAACCACTGGTGATTTTGTTAATCGTACAGATGCTCAAGATGTTTCTGGTGTTAAAACTTTTTTCGATACTGCTAATTTCTTAGAAACTGTTAGCGTTACAAAATTCGTAAATGCTAGTGCATATAAAGTTAATGGTACTGAAGTTATTACTAATGATTTAGACGCATCATTTAGAAATATTAATGCTTCTGGTAATTTAACGGTTCAAGGTGACTTTACTGTTTTAGGTAATAGTACAGTACTCGAAACAACCATAACTGCTGCTAGTGCTTTCAGTATCACAAATACTGGTTCTGGTCCAGCCTTGATGGTTACACAAACCGGTGCAGCCGATATCGCCGCCTTTTATGATGGTGATAATTTAGATACTGCATTAATCATCAAAGATGGTGGTAATGTTGGTATTAATACTGCTACACCAAACGAAAGATTAACAGTTAATGGTAATATTTCTGCTAGTGGAACTATCTATGCTGGTGGTAACTTTGAAGTTTCTGGTGGTGGTGCAGACACTACACTATATGTCGAAGACGGATTAGTTGGTATCAACACTGAAACCCCAAATGAAGAATTAACAGTTGTCGGTTCAATTTCTGCTACAGAAGACTTCTATGCTCGTAATGGTACATTTACTGGTTATTTATCTACTGTTGGATCTGTTAATTTTGATTCAACATTATATGTAACTAATGCCGCAACATTCGCTTCTAGCGTTTCTGCTGCTGGTACATTAAACATTGATGGATTAGCTACATTTAACGATAACGTTATAGTCGTTGATAAATTACAAGTTCAATCGACTGACTTTGTACTTAACACTACTGGTACACACGTAGAAATCGAAGGTTCGAACGTAAAGGTTGTTAATCATGTAGACGCCTCTGAAACAACTTATGGTTTAGATGGCATTACAACTGTTAATGCAAACGCTTCTTATACAATTGCTACAGATAATGGTCAAAAGATCGTTATTAATGCCAACGGTGGAGCTAACGATATTGATTTAACTTGTAGTAATGTAAACATTACTACTGGAGATCTTCTCGGTAATGGAACAAATTACTTGGGTAACTTCATCCTTGATGGTGGTTCATTCTAAGAAACTTGTAACAGACTAAAAATATAAACTCTAGAATGGTCCAATCCCATTCTAGAGTTTTTTTTAATAAATTATAAATTTAAAAAATGTTTTTTTGTTATAAGTATTTTTATGCTTTTAAAAAAAATAACAAATATGTTTTCAAAAATAAAGGAAACTTTATACAAATCGTTATTTAAAAACAACAAAAAAGACACTATCCTTGAAACGATAGTAAATATAAAAGTTGAAAATACAGAAAAAAACATAAATATACCAAAAATTAAACAGTTTAAAAAATAAAATATGTCGTATGTAAATCCTAATTTAATTTTACTTAAAAGAAATATGCTATCTGGTGTTAAACCAGACATTTCTGATTTACAATTAGGAGAAATTGCTGTAAACAGTGCAGATGGAATAATTTTTACCGCAAAAACAGATACACCGGGAATATCATCGATTGTTTCTTTTTTAAATTCAGAACATCAACCATACATTTTAAATCAAACCTTAAGTTCTGTTAATACCCAATACGGAGGAAATACAGTTACTCAAGTATTTGCTTCAGTTTTAGGTGGATATAATAACGATATATCTGGTGGGGGATCTTCAGTAGTAAATGGCGAAGATAATGATATTGATGGTGATTTTTCTTTTATTGGTAGTGGATATAAAAATAAAATTTCAGCAGCTGGAGATTATTCTGCTATTTTAGGTGGAAGTAATAATTTAATTGAGCATCAAAATAGTTTTGCAATTGGCTCAAACTTAATCTCTAATGAATCTAACTTTACATATGTTAATAACATAAGTTCTCAAGGATCATTTTATGGAGATGGTAGTGGTTTAACAAATTTAGCTGCTGCTGTAGCTCCTGATACTGAAGT